CGCGGCTGTTCTCTTTCTTGGCTCCGAGTACCGCCAAGAGCTGGGGAAGGTCTACGCGGGGTGTTAGGCTCCTGAATCGCTCAAACAAAAAAGCACCCACTCTCGGGGCGCTTCGGCCCGCTAGAATGGACGCCTCTGACCCGCTTCGGGGTGCCCGACGTCTAACTGTGTCTGGTTACGCTATATCATGGCGGGTGAGGATTTGTCAAGCAGTGGTGTCGTCAATCCGCCCCTTCGCCTCTAGGTACTTGGCGCGGGCGTGATGGGCTTCGAGGCGATCCAGTTGCGGGTCGGCCTCCGGGCAATGCCTTGTAACGGCCGCCACCGCGTCGGAGAATTCGCGCATCGCTATCGCCGCCGCCTTGGCCATCTTCCCAACGCGGCGCAACCGCCGCCGGAGCAGGAACCTGCTCCACTTGGCTCGCAGCGCTTGGTACGCCTCGCCGATGCTGCCGGGTGGGTAGTTCACTTCACGACCCCTCACGCCTCCGCCCCTCTCAGGGCGCGGGCAATGTTGGCTTCGACTTCCTTTGTCGAAATCCCAAAGGCTTGATTCGCCTCGGCAATCCGCTCCGCCCCTTCGGGCATCTCCGTGTCAGTGAGATCGCCGAGCGGGAAACCAAGTGCGGCCATCTCCCTTCGCGCGAGCTCGCTAGCGCCGCGCCTTCTCCCAACGTGCCGACGCCTCCTGCCATTCTTTGGCCACAGGCTCGGGCTCGCCGCCCTTTCCTGCCCAGAATGAGGCGAAGGCGATCTCAGAACGTGACAGACGGAGGTACGATGGCACGCCACGAACTGCTGCATAGCGGAGGAGCCATGCCCTGATCTCAGCGAACTCCGGCATCGTCTTGAATTCGCTGGTTGACTCACTGAAACCGATACGTGCTTCTGCCATCGCGCCTATCCTACCACGCAGCCGGCCTAAACTTCACGCTACACCTGTCGCAGTAGAGTTCGGGGCTGCCCATCACGTCCTTGGCCACCAGCTTGCCGCAGTCGTGCCGCACCTCCGCCACGATGGCCACCGGCTCAGGCTCCACCCGCTCCGGTATCTGCGGCCGCGCAGGCGCGACGGGCAGCGGCTCCTTGCCGGCCAGCACAGCGCCGGATACCGGCACCAGGTTGCTCGGCACCAGGAACATGCCGTCCGTATCCTTCGGGTCGTGGCCGGTGGCCTCGCGGAACTCTTCCCACGACTCGCCGCCCGATGTGAGGTCTTTCCGGTGGCGCTCGTGGATGCCGTCTACGTCCTCTTGCAGGGCGCGGATGTTGGACAGGTCGAACAGCACCTCATCGATGCCGCCGAAGTCCGGCGTGAGCTGGAGGTTGAGCGTATCGTCCAGGCTGTCGAGCAGCGGCGTCATGGTGAGGTCCCAGAACACCTGCCAGTCCTGCCGCTTGTTGGCGTAGCTGGAGGACTCGTAGCCGATCAGCAGCCCCAGGATGGAGCCGGGGATGCCGAACACCATTGCAATGCGGGCCTCCGATACGGCGTCCAGCTCCTTCGGCAGCGCGTCGCGCAGGCCGCGTTCGAGGCCGACGCGGTCATAGCTCGATTCAGTGTTGTCGAGCAGGAGCCATTCTTGCGGGCCGCCTACATTGCCGAACTTGGTTCTGATGTGATCCTCGATTTCCTTCCTTGCCTCCGGTGAGAGGCTCTGCTTCATGGTGAGGATAGAGCCGGGCCCGCTGCCGCCGCTCTCGTAGAAGCTCCGTAGGAATGTCTGCATGTCTTCGTCAATGGCCACGCGGCCAGCGGCTGCCATCAGCGGCGGCATCCCGTAGTAATCATCAAGCGGGTGTCGCGTCTTGAAATGGACGATGTCCTCGGGCTTGTACGTCACCTTGTCCCGCCCCGTGCCGTACTCGTAGCCCTCGATAAAGTTCGTCTTGCTGGGGATGATGCGGACGCGGTCGGGGCGCAGCCGCCACAGCTCGGCGATCGCGCCCTTCATTGGGCCGTTCTGGACGCGGGCTTTAAGCAGGTAGGAGTTCCCCGCCAGCGCGCGGTCCATGACGACCGTGCCCCACATCTGGCCGTGCGACATCCACGGGTTGGGCTTCTCGAGGAGCTGCACCAGCGCGTGGTTCGGCAAGTCCTGGAAGAAGCCGTTAGTAATCAGCCGGTTCTGCACCTCGCGGCGCGGGAGCCCGGCGGCCAACAGGCGGTGTTCCTCGTTTCGGATATGCGGCCTATCGCGGCGGAAGCGCCGGCCCAAGATGTGCGGCTCGGACGCGGATGTCGCCAGCATCTCGACAGCCGAGAAGACGATCTCGTTCCTGGAGTACGCGCGCGCACCCGTCTGGTAGCCCGCTTGCACTGACCCCACCGGTCTGTGCCCGAACGGCGCGGACGATATGGGCGGGCGCCGCGTGACGAGGTTGGCGAGCGGTGCGAAAAGCTGGAGATCCATTGCCATGTCAGATGCCTCCTACTATCCTGAAAACCGCCCAGGCCAGCCCCGCCGTTGCGGCCAGGCCGACGATGCCGACGCAGAGCGCGACGGCCAGCAACACGAGCCGCAGATCGTCGCCGCTAATGAACTTGCTCATTGGGCAATCCTTAAACAGGCTTTGCAGGTCACGTCTTCGACAGACTCGGTAGTCTTCCCGCTTCCGCCCGCCAGGCCGCAACGGCTATAGCCAATATCGCGGCTGCTGGCTGCATGAATCCGGGGCGCCGGGATAGGTTCAGGCCGTGGCGGATGCTCTCCGTTCAGCACGGCTCGTATAGCCGCTAATCCGCGTTCTCCCAAGCTGCGCGTTTTGCCGCGTAGCTCCGTGTCACCTAGCATCCCGACATCGGCAGGACTCAACCCCGCCCTTATGAGGGCGTTCACTGCCGCCGTGTGCGATGACCGTAGTTGGGCGCGATATGGGTCCCAGAGGTCAGCAATATTCTTGGTTGCCCTTTCGAATACGACAGCGGTAACCCGATTCCAGGGAATGATCGCGTGTAGGGTAGTTAGCTCCTCATCCTCATAGAGTTCTATCGGGCAGTTCACATCTGGGCCGTTATCAAGGGTGAATCCCTCAATATTTGCATGGCCGTTCTCTAGATTGATTGTCGCTCGTCTCACCGCGTTCCCACCTCCACAAAGCTCACGCCTACCTCCTGGCTCTCAAGCGCGCCAGACGCGACGGCGTCGTTCCGCGCTTCCCACGACAGGCATCCGGCCATCGCAGCATCAATCTTCAGCGGCGAGTCCGGGCGCTCCTTCTGGATGAGCCACATCGGCTCGTTGTCGTCGTCACGGATGTTGAGCACATGCTTATGGGCGTTCGTGATCGCCGCCACGAAGCGCAGGTCGCCGTCGTGCGAGAGCTCGCCTGCGTCGATAGCCGTCCGGTAGCGCTGCAGCGACATCGCCATCCGCTTGTACTTCGTCGTGTCCCACTTCACCACCTGGTCCGCGCCGAACTGCCCGGCCCAGTCATCAATGCGATCCGCCCACTTGTGCGGGTCGGCGTAGATACGCCAGACGCGCCAGTGAGCGAAGGCGTACTCAACCGTCTCCGTCACCTCGCGGAACGCGATCTCCCCCTTCATGCCTTCCGGCGCAGCCAGCGGTTCCCAGTACCCCGCAAGGGACTGATGCCCCGTTTCCACATCGGTGACGACGAGCGCGGTGTGGTCACGCGACAGCGAGCCATCGAAGCCCAGCGTGACGAGCGCGCCTTGCTCGATCGCCTGGCTGGGCTTCGCCAGCTCTGTGAAGCGCCGCCAGTCAAACGGCTTGTCCTCTTCGGCGACGATCTGGTTGAGGTAGAAGCGCCGAGCCATCGCGGGCGTCGTGCGCGGGTCGCGTATCTCGGCGAGCAGGCGTTCGGGCGAGACCCAGAAGGAATCGCCGCGGCAGGCGTTGATGCCCGCTAGCACGGCCTCATCGTCTTCGAGGTCTGTCTCCGGCGCTTCTACCGAATCGTAGTGTATGCCCGTGGCCTTTGAGACGCCCTGGGCTATCTTCGTCCACGCCTCATGGTCGTGCTCGGCGTCCGAGTCCTCACCCGGCGCGTGGGCGTTGGAGATCGCCAGCACCCGCGAAGAGCCGTCCCGCGACTTCGCCGCGTTGCGCGCGATCACCTTCGCCATCTCATGGCCTTCGTTCGGGGCGAGCCAGTGATGTGTTTCGTTCTTCAGAATGAACGTGGCGCGGCCGCCCTCCAGCGCGCGGGGCGAGGAGGTCACGGCCTCGATGCGCTTCCGTCCCTTCTCTGCGTAGATGATCTCTTTGCCGATGTCGATCTGGAACTCCTCGATTGCGCGCGGCGAAATTTGCCCCGGGAACAAAGTCATCGTATTTCTTGTTTGGTCGCGTGAGACTGCGGCCACCTGTATCCAGGCCGCGTTGTGCGGCGCCGCTACGGGCTGCCCGTTCTCCCAGCGGTCGAAGCGGCACGGGCCGACGAACTCGATGCAACAGAGCGCCGCGCCCAGCGGGTCCTTGCCGTGACCCTTCATGCGCCGGTACATGCCGTAGCGATAGGTGAAGCGGCCCTGCTCATCGACGCCGTACCAGTTGAGGACGAAGCGCGCCTGCTCGTCTGTGAATACCCACGGCTCGCCAGCGTTGGGACCGTCGGGCTGCAGGAGGTACTCCCGCGTCCAGCCGAGAATCTGCCAGCCGAGCGTCTTGTCGGGGATGGTGGTGGGACCGATGCGGATGGCGGCGGGCGGCGCTGTTACCATGCCTCCTCGTGCCACTTCCAGTCTTCGTCCAGCCAAAGTGTTCGCCCGCTGATAGGGGTGACGGATACCAGCACCGGCGGCTCGAAGGCCATCCCGACGATTCGCCAAAGCCTCCGCAGCCGGTTGACTTCCGTGGCAATAGTCATCGAGGCAACCAGTGCCCAGATACGCGGGTGCGGCCCAACTTCAGCGTGATCCTCCATCGTTCGAGAATGATGCCCCAGGATGGGAAGAGAAAGCGGCCCGGATTGACTGCCAGGATCAGGCGGCCTATGCGTAGTTCGCGATAGCGCATCGTCATCCGCTCAGCCTCTTCCGGTAGTCCGCAATCGCGGCGGGCGCGACGCTCGCCTCCTTGTCAGGCTGCTCATGCTTCACCCCGGCCCGCAGCCTCGCCGCCGGCGTCAGGCCGAGCTGCTTGCCCAGGTCGATCAGCGTCGCCTCGGCGTCTCGGCGCATGAGCCAGAGCGGGTTACGCACCAGCTCGTTCTGTCGCGCACCCCTCACGAGCATCCCCGTGGCCAGCAGCTTCTCGTCCAGGTCGCACCAGTCCTGCCAAGCGCGGCAGTACCGGATGAGGACAGCGCGATCCAGCGTCGCGAGTAGCCCCGCCGCTTCAAGCTCGGGCACGATGCGCTTCCATTCGGACTGCGCTTCCTTGGCGAGTACCTTCGGCAGCGCGGGGCGGGCAACGGTGATGCGCCTAGTGCTCGTGCGCTTGTTGCGGCGCCGGGCGTGCGGGATCGGCACGGGGCCGCGCTCACCCATCTAGCGCCACCTTCTTCCCAGTAAACTCTTCCCAGCGCCGGACGGAGACGTCATGGCCGAGAACCCGTACACGGTCGTAGAAGGG